CGGACACATGGGTCCGCCCCTACGGAGGGAAAGGGCTGCCGGTTCTCGCTGCGTTGTGCCGCCTGTTCCGCTTTCAGTTGTTCGTAGTTGTCCGGCTTCTCCACCTTGAGCTGTTCGTACAGGTAGTCATCGCCCAGAGGCAGATGGAACACGGTCACGGCTTTCTCCAGCAAGGCGGCCTTGGCGGTGACATCGGCCGTATCCTCGGCTTCCACGTAGACAAACTCCCCGCCTTCGGTGTTCACGCCAAGGGCGGCGAACTGGTCGGTCATGTCATAGTTCAGCAGGTTGAGGATGAAGAGCGCGTCCTGGTCTGCCAGTTCCTGCTCCACCTTGTCGTGCACCGTGCCCAGTGCCTGTGTGCCTGTCTCGCTGGCTTCGGTGGTGAGGGTGTTGCCCAGCACGGCTTTGCTCATCTCGGCATTGCAGCGGTCCACCAGCGAGGCGTAGAGTTCGCTGCTGCCGGTCTTGTTGTTCGATTCGATGAATTCCAGATTGCTGTCCGACGGGCAGAAGTAGACATTCGCCCCTCCCTGGCCGGCGGCGGCATCCATGGCGGCGCTCACGGACTCGGGGTCGGAGGAGTCGTAGGTGTATTTGCGTATGGGCATGCCGAACAATTCGGAGAACTCCGCCCAGTCGTTCATGGTGCCGCGCTTGTAGAGCACATACGGGGCGGTGCGTGCCAGGATGCCCAGCGGTTCCTTTCCGCATATCATCAGCAGGTCGCCGTAGGCGTCGAAAGGCTCGCCGGTGATGTTGTCCTGGCGGTGCTTGATGAGCCGCCGCACCGGGTCCACATGCTTGCGCGGCACGCAGTAGTAATCTATCCAGCCCTTTTCGTTGAGGTAGAATTGCAGCAGGGTAAATCCCCAGAACTGTGCGTCCAGCGCATCCTCGATGAAGCGCAGGAACCACGGACTGGATATCTGCTCGTTCACCCGGTCGTCTGGCATGCCGTTCCGGCGGAACTCTATCTTGCGGCCCAGCACACCGGACTTCCGTTTTTGCGCCACGCAGAACAGGTGGGGGTCCAGCAGTGTGTCGTTATAGAGGTCGTACAGGCGGACGCGGCGGGTGAAGTCCACATCCTCCGCTCCGCGCAGGGCGGACTTGTAGGCGTCCATGTCAAAGGAAAAACGGCGCGGGGCGGTCAGGGTGATGGTAGTGCCGGGGCGGAAGTTGCCGCCCTCGGTGATGCGCCGTCCCTGTTTGTGGGAAGCGGCGGTGCGGTAGTTGCGCAGCAGGGGGATTTTATCGATCAGTTTCATACTTCTTGGGGTTGAGGATTAGACATTGAAAATTAAAGCCGGTTGCGGCGTTTGGGGTTGCTCCGCATCTTCCAGGGAAGTCCCTGCCGGGATTCCGTATCGGGCAGGGGCGGTGCGCCGTCTATGTTGATCTGGCACTTCGCCACCTGGCGCAGCCATTCCACGGCACGCTCGTACCGGTCTTCCCGCACTTGCGAGAGTTTCTGGGGGTTGTGGATGCAGAACAGGTGGTAGACGGTGATGTCCAGCGCCATCATCAGCACCAGCGGATGGCGTGCGCTGCCTTCCGCGCTGAAAAGGGTGTCCGTGTCGTAACGCGCACTGAGGTAGCCGCGCATCTCGGAGACGGCACGGTCTTCACATATCTCGACAAGGGTGTCGTCGTTCCGGGTCAGGGCGTCCAGTATCTCGCGGTGGATGCTGGCGTCATAGTCTTCGGGGGTGATGAATTTACTCATGGTTATGTCTTTTTTATAAATGTCATAGTCTCCGGCTGCCGTGCTTGCGGGTGTGCATCACCTGCACCGGTTCCAGTTGCTGTGTCTTTTTCTTCAATACGCGCAGGCCGCCTTCCACACAGTCGGGGCCGTCGGCGGGAAACTTCATCCGCAGGGTGAACAGGCGGAACTGGTCGTCCAGGCGTTTCATGTGCGGGTCGTTTTTCTCGGCCTCGTTCAGAATCAGGTTGCCCTCGCGGTTCAGCGGTTCCAGATTGGCCTCTATACGGGTTCCCTTCTCCGTCTTGCGGTCTTCGTCGGGGTGGATGTAGAGCTGCACGTCCCTCTCGCGGCGCACCTTGGACACCAGCGGCTTGAACACCTGCTGGAAAAAGGGGTCCTGCAGCTTGTTGTTCTCCATGTAGCAATACACGGGCACTTTGCCGTTCACGTACTCCAGCAGCTGCACGTACCAGTCGATGAACTCGGCATTCAGCCCGCGGTCCAGACGCACCTTGATGATGTAGAGCTTCTGTCCGGTCATGCCCATTAGGATGCAGCCCTTGGTGGAGGAGTTCCTGGTCTTGTTCTCGCCGGGCGCGGGGTCGCCGTAAACTACCAGGAACTTGAATTTCGTCAGGGCGGGCACCCGGCCGTAGGTCAGTTCCTTGAACACCTCGCCTTCGGTCACGGGGTTGTTGAAATACTCCGTCTGCTGGGCGGAGGTGCTGATCTTGGCCAGCACCTCATCTATCTGTTTCTCGGTGTTCTTCTGAGGCCATGTGCTGTGTCCGTCCTTGTCGCGTATGTTCACCACATCCCAATGATCGGCCATCGCTCCGGCCCGGGTCACGCAGCAGTCGCGGGCGATAATATTGCCGCAGAACACCACCAGTACGGGGTTGGCGGGGTCACGCGTGGGATAGAGCGCCTTTTCCCACCACTCCCAGTTCTTCTGCACGGTGTCGGGGTTGCGCACCGCCTCGTCGGTGTCGAAGTCGTCCACCAGCAGCACATCGGGACGGACAGCCCCGTTACGGCTGCCGCGCGGTGCATTGCCCGCCCCTACGGCACGGAAGGAACAGCCGCACTTGGCAATGAACTCCTCCGCCGCCCAGTTGCCCGGACAGACCTGTGCGCCGTAATAGGCGCGTATCAGTCCGTTGCATTCCAGCATCTCCTTGTAGGGTGCCAGCAGGCGGACGGCACTGTCCTGTGTGGCGCTCGCCATCATCACATTGCGTTTCCGTCCGGTCAGTGCCAGATAGAGCACGATGAACATCACCGTGGTACTCTTGGCCAGGCTTCGCGCCCAGCTGAGCACCTCGAACCATTCGTCGTGCTGAATGCAGCGGCGGATGGCACGGAGATGGAAGGGGGCGAACTCGTATTTCGCATAGTCGGGGAAAAAGAACTTGATCCATACAACCGGGTCACGCTCCAGCCGTTCCAGCTCTTTGGCGATTTCCGCCTGCGTGAGGTTCACGTCCTGATTGGTGCGGCGCATGCCTGCCTCGTAGAACACCGCCCACTCTTTCAGGGCGTCGCGGTCTTTCTGTGTCAGTTTCATAGGCTGTCCTTGATGAATGCGTCCCACAATTTCAGATACTCCTTGCTGCGGTCCAGGTCATACGGACGCAGCCAGTTGACGAACTTCATGCCCACGCTGATGATATCCGAGACACCTACGTCCGTTTCCAGTTTCTTGATGGCGGCGGACAGCTTGTTGATGGTGTCCGCCTCGGCGGCATTGGCGTAACGCTGTCCGTCCTCCCTCGAGGCGATCACCTTGTTTATTTCCGCCACCTGCCGGTGCAGGTTGGCTATCTGCTGTTCGCGGGTCAGGGTCACGCCTACCTTGTGTTCCTCCCATTTCTCCTCTTTCGCCCACCGGGCGACGGTCTGGCGGGAGACTCCCACTTTCTCGGCTATCTCCTGCTGGGTGAGGCTGTCCTTGATGTAGAGCATGCCCGCCCATTCCTTTTTCTGCTGTGATGTCAAATCTGCCATAATTCTCTGCTTTATGTTGTCGGGTGGACCCATGTGTCCGCCCCTACGGTGTATGTTGCCGGACGGGCCCCCCCGCCCCTACGGTCGGCGCAAAGTTTCATAGAATCGGCGGGGTACGGAAAAAAACGTGAAAGGCTTGCAAGGTTGTGCACATCCGTTGCGCGCTTGCGTGGAAGGGTTACACACTTTTTTGCGCGGCCGGGGCGGACACCCTAATTTCGCCGGAAAAGAACGACAGACCCATGACAGTATTCAAATCCATATTGAACGAAGACACCGCCTGCCTGCTGCTTTACGGCGAGGTGAACGACGAGGGCGGCGAGGGGAAAATCTCTAGCCGCGACGTAGTGAACGAACTGCTATACCTGGACGGAAGCTACCGCAACCTGAACATCCGCATCAACTCGGTGGGCGGCGACGTGTATCCCGGCATCGCCATTTTCAACGCCATCCGCCGGTGCCGGAGCAACGTGACCATCTACATAGACGGCATCGCCGCCAGCATAGCGGGGGTCATCGCCCTGTGCGAACGGAGGGTGGAGATGAGCCGCTACGCACGCATCATGCTGCACAACGTGAGCGGCGGATGCTACGGCAACAAGGATGACCTGAGGGATATGATACGCGAGTTGGAGAGCCTGGAGAACACCATCGGGGAAATCATCTCCCACCGTTGCGGAAAGACCCCGGACGAGGTGAAGGCCGAATACTTTGACGGCAAGGATCATTGGCTGAAAGCCGATGAAGCGCTGGCCATGGGGCTGGTGGACGCCATCTACGACGTAGAGGAGTCCGTACCGGACGGCAGCACCACCGATGACATTTACCGCATATTTACTAACCGGCTGGAGTCTTTCCGGCAACAGCCACAATCAGATAATGACATGAAATTAGAAGATTTTAAGAAGATTCCACGCTTCGCCAACTGTGCGGACGAAACGGCGGCCCTGGCCATGCTGGGCGAAACGGCGGCACGTGCCGACCAGGCAGACCTGCTGGAGACAGAGAACAGTACACTGAAAGAAGAGAACGGCACACTGAAGGCGCAGATGGAACAGGCGGAGGCGGAACGCATCGACACCGCCGTGGAAGAAGCCGTGGCGGACGGACGCATCGACGCCGGGCAAAAGGATACGTACAAGAACCTGCTGAAAGCGGACTTCAAGAACGGAATGACGGCACTGAAGGCTTTGAGACAGAAACGCCTGCTGAAAAACGAACTGGGCAACCCGAAGCCGGAAGCCGACTCGACGTGGGAACGAAAACAGGCGGAGATACGAAACCGCTACCAACACCGCTGACCATGAAGACACAACCCCCGAAAGGAGTGCGCATCGGCAGTACGGTGTCCTCCGGCAAGAATACGGGCGCTTATATCCGCCCGCGCCAAAGCATCAAAATGTGACGCTAGTTTTAATTTTCAACTTATAATTTTTAATCCGAGAAGAAATGGCTCTGAATGTAAAAAACACCAATTATAGCGGCGAGGTGCTGGAAACCCTCCTCACGCTGGCCGCTACCGGCAACGAGATCGTGGAGAAGGGACTGCTCTGCGTCATCCCCAACATCAACAAGGCTGTATCCATCCCGCGCATCAAATCGGGAAAGATGCTGCAGAAGCGCAACAAGAACCCGCAGCTGGCCAACAGCAAAGGGGATTTTGACTACAGCGAGAAACAACTGGAACCGCACGACATGATGGCTTTCACCGTGTTCGACCCCATCGCTTTCGAAGCGGTATGGCGTCCGTTCCAACCCAAAGGGCAGATGGTGTTCCGCGAACTGCCGGCCGAAGTGCAGAACAAGCTGCTGGAGGAACTGTCCAAACAGGTGACTTTCGAGCTGGGCGACCTGTACGTGAACGGTGAATATGGCGATGACGCCACGAAGCTGATGAACGGTATTCTGACGCAGGCGGCCAAGGATACGGACATCATTATCGCGGAAAGCGCCGAGACCACCATGCTGGGCAGGCTGAAAGCGTTGCGCAAGGCCATCCCTGTCGCCATCCGCAACAACCCCGCATTGCGCATCATCATGTCCATCAATGACTTTGACAAGTATGATGACGAGCTGACCGCACGTGAGGCGAAGAACACCAGCGAGACGGATGTGAACGCCATGCGCTACAAGGGTATCCCCATCGAGACGCTCGCCGCATGGCCCGATGACCTGATTGTGGCCACCCTCTGTTCGCCGAACGCATCCTCGTCCAACCTGTTTGCCGCCGTGAACCTGAGCGACGACGAAGACGTGATCCAGATAGACAAGCTGGCACCCGCCTCCGAACTCTATTTTTTCAAAATGCTGATGAAGGCGGATACCAACATCGCTTTCGGTGAGGAATTTGTGGTACTGGACAAGCGCGCGGTACCTGTGTTCAAGAAGGCGACAGCCGGAGAGGGATGACGCCATGGCACAGAGCAGAGGACTGAGAAACTGTAACCCGGGCAACCTGCGCCTGTCGAAAGACAAGTGGCAGGGGCTGCGCCCGGTGCAGGCGGACAAGGAATTTTTCCAGTTCACCGAAATGAGATGGGGCTACCGTGCTCTGATGCGCACCCTCCAGAACTACCGCCGCAAGCACAAGTGCCACACGGTGGCGGACTTCATCACCCGCTGGGCGCCCGAGTGCGAGAACAACACCGGAGCCTACATACGCAGCGTGTGCCGCGACATGCAGGTGCCTTCGGTCTATGTCCCCGACGTGGACGACAAGGCCACCCTGACCGCCATGGCGGCAGCCATCAGCAAGGTAGAAAACGGAGTGCCCGCCGACAGGAAAGAAGTGGAAGCGGGCTGGGACCTATTGTAAACAAGAAAAAAAGAACAGACCATGACAGCAGACGGAATTTTACAAGTCCTGAATTTCCTGTTCACGCCCGGATGCGTAACCGCTCTGCTGGTGTGGATAAAAACCAAGGACAACCGGAAGGCGGCGGCATCCAAAGAGCGCAACGATGCCTACAAACAGATGTACGACAACCTTTCGGACACCTTACTGGACTTACAGAATGAGAACATCAAGTTATACAAGGCGGTGCGCGACCTTAACCGCACCATTCAGAAGGCTGTTGCCTGCCCTCATTATCGCGACTGCCCTATGCGCGGCGAGCTGCAGGGGGCAGAAGAACCTGACCACGGAACGGACATCCGTCCGGTGCGACAGCCTGCAAAGCGTAAGAAGAACACTCACGTGGCAAGAGGCAATTCCCGAAAGCCGGGTCAGTCTGAAAGTGCCGATGGACAGTGTGCTCCGCCTCCCGGAAGGGGCACGCTACACGGCACGCAGCGGACAGGCCTCGGTGCAGGTGGGGCGTGACGAAGACAACAACCTCGTGGTGGAATCGGCCTGCGACAGCATACAGCGCCGCTGCCGGCAGCTGGAAGAGGAAATCATCCGCATCCGCAACGAGTTGCAGGAACAGGATATCAAGCCTCCGGAAGTGGTCGTGCATGAGCCTACAGGCTGGCAATGGTTCTGGATACACACCGGACGGATAGCGGTGGGCGTGTGCTGTTTGGGACTTGTTCTGACAGTCCTCAAGCGGCGTTTAAAACTCTATTTCTAATTTTAAACTCAAAGAATATGGCAGACAAAAGCAACGGAATCATCTACGGCGTGGCCGAGGTGAAATTCAAAGAAAAAGTGATAGGCTACATAGACGAACAGGGCATGCAGCCTGCTGGCAACGCGCCCTCCTTCATGGACGTGCATGCGGCACAGGTGCAGGACGGCCCGGTGGACAGTATCATGACCAATCCCGGCAGCGACGCCTTTACCTTCAACCTGATACAGCTGAAGGCCGAGAACCTCGTTGACGTCATCGGCGGCACCAAAGGCGCGGCGGATGACTCGTGGACACCGCCCGCTGTCATGATGGGCACAGGACCCATGGATATCAAGACGCATTCGGGACACACGTTCACTATTCCCAACGCCCGCGTGTCCAAGAACGGACTGCAGAACGGACTGAACATGAGCAACGTGCTGGCATTCGGATTCCGTGTGGACATGATGAAGCCCGCCACCGGTGGCGAACGGTACAAGATTGTTCCACCCGCCGATGCCGCTCCGGACGCGGGGGCGGAAGCATGATTGAGGCATGATGAGTCCCAAGGAAACTGAACTGCTGGGTGCCACCGCCCTGCTGGGAGGAGGCATCAGCCTGCCGTTGCAGACCCTGCTGGGCACCGTCCGCATCACGATGAGGATACCCAGCACGGAAGACCTGCTGCGCATCTCGCGCATGTATCTGAAGATGGGTGTCACCGCCGAGGAGCTGAACGGCTACACGTTCGAGCAGAAAGCCCGCTTCATGGTGATACACGGCAGGGAGGTGAGCCGCATGGTGGCATTCGGCATCGCCCGCCGCTGGCCGCCCCCGGGGGTGAAGAACCGCATCGTGGCATGGCTGCTCAGGCGGTACATGCACCCGGTGGCCCTGCAGGAGGCATGGATGCGGATACTCTCCCCGCTCACGCTGGGGGCTTTCGGCAACATTACCGCATCGGCGGAGGCCGTCAACCAGATGGCGCCGCTGACGATGGGCCAATGAAAAGGAAACAGGAGTCAGGGCATTACGAACCGCCTCATAGCCTGTTCGGAATCATCGGGGAAGTGGCACGCGCCACGGGATGGAGCGTGGACTACATCCTGAAATTGGACTACATCACGCTGATGATGATACAGATGGACATACCCCGCTATGTAGAGAAGAAGAAGATGACGCCCGACGAGATCGTGCGCCACTTCGAGGAGATGGACAAGCTCCGCCAAACCAACCGTCCGCCGGAGTCCGCTCCCGGAAAAGGAGTCAGTCCGCTGGATTTTTTCACTCATTACGCAGCCAAGTAGAAGTATATGGAACCTATCAAACTGGAAATATTCATGAAAGACCTGACCCGTGCGGGACTCCGCTCGGTGGCGAAGAACATCGACGGGGTGAAACAGAACACCCTGTCGGTCATCGCGCTGCTGGAGAAGGAACTGGCGGAGATGCAGGCAAAGGCGAAGCTGGCCGCGGAACAGGGCGTGGTGTCCCCGAAACAAATGGCGGACATACAGGCCATGACAGGCATGGTGAAGGGACTGAAGGAGGAACTGGCGGAACTGGAGAAGCAGAAGAAGGCAGGACACGAGACACTGGTGGTGGACGATAAGGCGACCGCCGGCATGGACAAGGCAGGCAGAACCGCTGCCAACCTGAAATTGCAGTTCACGCAGGTGGCACACGAGCTGCCATCGCTGGCACTGAGTCCGCAGATGTTCATCCTGGCCATCAGCAACAACCTGCCCATGCTGACAGAGGCTATCGCCAATGTCCGCAAGGAGAACGAGCTGCTCCGCGCCTCCGGACAGAAGGCGGTGCCGGTATGGAAGCAGCTGGGCAAAGCGTTGCTCTCCCCACAGACGGCACTCATTGTAGGCATCACCCTGTTTATCGCCCACGGGAAAGAGATAACGGCGTGGGTCAAAAAGATGCTCGGCGCCAAGGAAGAAGCCCTGTCCATGGCAGAGGCGCAGAAGAAGTTGAATGAGGGGTACCGTGAGAGCACGGGCACTGTAGCCGGGCAGGTGCTTGCCTATCAAAAGCTGAAGGACAAATGGAAGGAGCTTGGCACGGACGCCGACAAACAACAGAAGTTCATCCGCGCCTCAAAAGGCGAGTTCGAGAGACTGGGCGTCTCTGTCGATTCCGTCCGCGAAGCGGAGAACCTGCTGATAGGCAACACGGACGCTTTTATAGCGGCACTGAAAAAACGGGCGCAGGCAGGAGCCGCCGACGAACTGGCCAAGGATGCGTACAAGAAATACCTGCAGGCGGAAAGCCGAGGCGCGGAAGAAGCGCAGCGCGAAATGTCATTGGGCGATGTCATCCTGGCCGGTATAGGCACATACGATGCGGACACCATGATGGAAGACTTCGAAAAGCAGAAGGAAAAGAGGATACAGGGATACAAAGAGGAAGCGGCGGTATGGCTGGCCAACTACAATTCCTATTACGACAAGAGCCGCGAGCTGAACCGCCGGGCGGACGAGGACTTGAAAAAGGCCGGCATCCGGAAGAAGGTGACCGAAGACCCGGACCCGGAACGGAATACCGGCAAATCCGCCCTGGACTACCGGCAGGAACTGGCGGACGCACGCATCCGCGCCCAGCAGAAACTGGAGGCGGCACGCATCGCCGTCATGACGGAGGGGTACAAGAAACGGAAAGCCATCGCCCGCCGGGAACTGGACGAGGAAATAGCCGGCATAGACCGGACGGAACGCGAGACCCTGCAGAAGATGCAGGAGGCCCGGAAGAAGAAGGGTGTGAAGATCACCCCCGAAGAGGAACAGGGCGTGAAGGACACCGCCCGGCTGAACCGGCTCTTGGCTACGGAGAAATACATCAAGGAATATTACGACATCGAGAAGGAATGGCAGGACAAGAACATACAGTCATGGATAGACTATAACAAGGAATACGGCACCTACCAACAGAAACGTCTGGCGGTTACCCGCGAATACAACCTGAAGATGATGCAGGAAGGACTGACGGAAGGTGAACGTGCATCGCTGGGAAAGGAACTGGAGGCCGACCTGCGCGAGTTGAACATGAAGGAGTTCAAGAACAGCATCGACTTCGCCGGCATCTTCGGCGACCTTGACGCACAGGGCACGGAGGCACTGGCTGTTCTTCGCGACAAGCTGAAGGAGTTCATCAATAATTCCGCCAAGGATTTAAAGCCCGATGATTTAAAGAACCTTCAGGACGCCTTCAAGGATATCGACTTTGAAATAAAAGGCCGACAACCTTTCCGGGAGCTGAAAAAGGACCTGGCCGATTACCGCACCGCACAGGCGGAAGTGGAAAAGGCACAGACGGAGCTGAACCAAGTGCAGAAGTTCGGTTCGCTCATCATCGAAGAATACGACGAGGAGACAGGAGAAGTGACCCGCCGCCTGCTCACGCAAAAGGAAGCGGAAGACAAGCTGACCGCCGCACAGAAAAAGCGCAAGGAAGCCTTGTCGGGACTGGTCAAGTCCATGAGTGGCGTATCGTCCGAAATAAGCCGGATATCCGATGCCGCCAATTCCATCATTTCCACTTTCGACATGCTGGGTGTTGAAGTGGGGGAAGATATCCGCGGCATGGTGGAAGGGTTCGGCGCCATGAGCGAAGGCATCAACAACGTGGTGAGCGCGGCGCAAAACGGTGACATAGCCGGAATGATAGCGGGAGCGTTAGGCTCGGCAGGCGGTGTGATCAAGACGTTCGGAAGTTTGTTTGGTGCCGACTTTGGCGGTGAGAAGTCACGCAAGCGGTATGAAGAGGCAAAAGAAAAATACGAAAGCTACATGGATGTGCTGGACCAAGTCATCAGCAAACAAAAGGAACTGGTTGCTTCCATGGAGGCGGATGATTTCGCCAATGCGGACAACTCTTACGAAAAGGCGCGTGAACTGTTGAGGAAACAACAGGACTATGCGCGCGAAATGGGTAAGGCATATCTAAATTCAGGTGCAAGCAAAGGAGTATTTGGCATCGGTTCCTCCGCATCCGAAGGGACAAAACAGCGGAAAAACATTTCGTCTTCCGCTTGGGAGCAGGCACGCAAGGCACTGGGAAGCGATTTCACCAAGATTTCGGACGGACGCATGACGGGACTGTTCGACCTGACCTATGAACAACTGGTGAAACTGCGCGATGAAGCCTCCGTCTTTTGGGGAGAACTCCATCAGGACACGCAAGAATATCTGAATCAAATCATTGAGAGCGAAGAAGCCTGGCAGGAAGTGCAGGAATCACGCAAGGAGGCACTTACAAAAATGGATTTCGACAGTTTTTATGACAGCTTTGTTTCCACCCTGTCCGACTTGGACGCCACTTCGGAGGACTTTGCCAGGAACTTCGAGAAATATTTGCAGAATGCCATCTTCTCCGCATTAGTGGCGGGAAAATATAAAAAAGACATAGAGAGTTTGTATGCTTCATGGGCGGATATGGCTGAAAGTGACAAGGAACTGAACGATAAGGAAGCGGATGCGTTGCGTGAAACGTATGACCGCATAGTGAAGGACATGATGGAAGAACGCGAACGGATAATGAAAGATTTCGGTTGGTCTGCTCCTTCTTCTTCAAGTTCTCAGGCTGGAAGAAGCGGTGCCATAAGCAACATTACCGAAGAGACCGGCAACGAGCTGGTGGGTATCGGAAACAACATGCTGGACAAGATGATATCCTTCGGCATCCTGCTGGAGGAGCTGAAGAAGGGACGCGAGGCGGACAGTGCAGTCTTTGCCGAGATAGCCGCCAACACGGCGTACTGCAAGATGCTGGAGCCGCTGCTGGAAATCATGAAACGCTGGGAGGCGAACCGCTTTAAAATAACCATGTGATGTGACAGGATATGGAAGATATGACAGGATATATGACGATAAACGGCAAGGACGCGTGGACGGACTACGGCGCGTACCTCTGCGAGGTGTCGGCCACCGAGCACGTCAACATGGACGAGCTGCGCAAGATGCCGAAGATGAAACCCTACACCGCTGTGTCGTTTCGCGAGCGGAACGGAGAGCAGCTGCCCGACGTGCTGCCGGTCCCTTGTTTCGAGGCGATAGACCGAACCTTGCAATTCATGGTCACGGGTGATACGGAGGCATCGTTGGAGTCACGTTACTCCGCTTTGCTGACGGCATTGAAATCGGGCTGGCTCGTTTTCGGGCTGAAAGGTATGCGTGACTATAGAATGCACCTGTCCGAACCGCAGGTGCCCGCATGGTATCCGCGGCCTACGGCGCAGGGAAAATACGCATGTATCTTCAAGGCGAAGTTCCGCGAGCCGGAACCAAGCATTTAAACAATCTTCGAACAATGATTAAATAGCGTTTAAAATGGAGCTGATCATCTATGATATAGCAGGAAAAGTAAAAAAGACGGTAAGTCCGGACTCGTCCTCGCAGTGGGCGCAAGAGATAGGCGTGGAGAACACCGTCACGGTAAACTTCACCACCTGGGAGTTCTTCGTCCTGTCCGTGGGCGACTACATACGGGTGGACGGACAAACCTTCAAGATAAAGAAGGAGTATCGTCCCCGACAGACGGACAAGCAGAAGTACACCTACAACGTGAAGTTCCACGGACGGGAACATGATGCGGAAGACCTGCTTTTCTGCCGGTTGAATCAAGGAGAGGACGATCTTGAATCCGTCTTCGCCTACGACGGCACGCCCATGGACTTCCTGCAGAAGGCGGTGCAGAACCTGAACCGCAACACCGACGGGGTGGTGTGGAAAGTGGGCGATGCCATCGCCGGTGACCGCAAGGCCGTCAACTTCAACGGCCTCTATTGCCGGGACGCGCTGAACGAGATAGCGCAGGCGTTCGAGACCGAGTGGTGGGTGGACGGCGAATACCTGAATCTGTGCCGGTGCGAGCGTGGCGAGCGGGTTACGCTGGGCTATATGCAAGGGCTTAAAACGGGCCTGACGCAGCAGGAGAACACCAACGCCGTCAAGTGGTTCACGCGGCTCATCCCGGTGGGAAGCACAAGGAATATCGACCCGTCAGACTACGGATACGCGCGCCTGCAGCTGCCCTCACGGGACAAGTATATAGACCTCAACACACAGTTGGGGCTGAAGGAGCACCGCGAGGAGAACGCCTTCTCCAGCATATACCCCCATCGCATCGGGACGGTCTCGGCGGTGCGCTCCGAGGAGAAGACTGACAAGGAAGGCGGAAAATACACCGTGTACTATGTCAAGGACTCGGACCTGCCGTTCAACCCCGAAGAACAGATGCTGCCCGGGCTGGTGATACACATGACCTTCCACTCGGGATACCTGGCAGGCAAGGACTTCGAGTGCAACTGGTTGGCCGACACGCAGGAATTCGAGATTATCAATACCTACCCCGACGAGAACACCCAGCTGCCGGGCGGCAACCTGATTCCTGCCATCGGCAATAACTATATATTATGGAACATTCGGATGCCGGACTCCTACACCGCCGCAGCGGAACAGGAATACAAAATCGCCGTGAACAACTTTCTGGATGAATACGCTAGGGACATATCCATCTACACTGCTGACACGGATTATATCTATGTGGACAGCAACCGTGTGCCGTTATCTCCCGGCCAACGGGTGAGGCTGATGTCCGAAGAGTACTTCGGCCGGAACGGCGGATACCGCGACAGCCGCATGACACGGGTGGTGCGGAAGCTGGACAACCTGTCGGAAGCCACGATAGCGTGCTCCGATGCTGTTAATACTTCATGGAAAACATCAGTGGATTCGTCAATCAGCAACTTGGAATACACCATCGCCAAGGAACTGAAACAAGGGGCGATTCGGATACTGAAGAGCGGAGACACGGAAGCGCCTTCGGAATACAATGTATTCTCAGCCTTGCGGTCGTTCGGTGAATTCATATCGAAAAAGAAGGATGACATAGCGCAGGGAATCGTCACTTTCCTGAAAGGAATCAAGATAGGCAAGTTCGTTGCCGGATGGACGGGAAGCGGCGGTGCGATAACCGTCGATCCCAAGACCGGTAAGACCAGGCTGGAGGTGGACGAGGTACTGGCGCGCGACCGCTTCGACACGATGGAATACCGCTTCAACCGCGTCGATGTCATCGATGGCGAGCAGTGGAGCACGTTTGCGTTCGGCAAGATAAAGTCGGTGGACACGGAGAACCGGACGGTTCATCTGGACTTGGTGGAAGGCGAACTGATGAGCGCGCATGTGAATGACCTGTGCCGCGGCATCTTCCACAACATATCCTCCGACAATGCAGCGGGAAGCAAACCGGACGACTGCGGATTCTATACACATGCCGGATTCTCCACTGCCTACTTCACACCCACGGAGCTGCTCGAAGACGGCAGCGGATTCAAGTATGCGCTCCGTCCCGGAACCACGCAGCATCCGTGCGCCGGGATGAAGTTCGCCGCATACGGCAATCTGACCGACCCCGCCCGCCGCATGTCGAAAGTAACCAACACCCGGCACACACTATACCTGAAGGACGTGGCCACCTGGCAGATAGACCCGGACGTGCATTATGGAGCGGCCTACGGAGACCTGACGGGCATCACCATCAATGGGGTGGAGTTCAACGGTTATTCCAGCTTCCAGACCAACGGTTACTTTAAGGGGCACATCGAGTTCCTGCCCGACCAGATGGAGGAGCTCAAGGGCGACGGCGGCTATGCTGTCTCGCTCACGACTTATGATGCTGTGGTGGCTGTAGACAGTCTGGGAAGGATAGATTCGTCGGTGTATGACATCATCAATGTGGTGGACGGCGAAGAGCTCGTCATAACGGGAAACAGCGAGGTCGTCACGACCCGGTATAAGATACAGACAATGATACAGGCCTTCAAGGGGGCGGAACGGCTTGTATGGGCAACCACACCGGGAAAAGGCAGCTATTCCGCCTCATTCATTGCCGGAGGATGCACCTGCGTGCTGAATGAAGGGGTATTGACAGTGACCGGCATCACGGAAGACAAGGCGGAGGTAACGATTGAAGTGAACTGCGAGGGCGAAGTGGCCTTTACCAAGAACTTCACCCTGACCCGTGTCTACGGCGGTGTGAATGCCAACGGAGTGTCATACGTATTCAAGCAATCGGCCAAACAGCCCGCCACACCGACCGGAACCGATATCATTCCGCCCGGATGGAGCGACGGCCCTTCGGCCGAAGGCAAGTGGTGGATGTCCAAAGGGGATATCAACGGCACTACCGGCAAAGCCGGCAACTGGACTACGCCCATACAGGTGACGGGGCAGGACGGGAACGGCATGTATTACGAATATGCCGTGAACTCGTCGGAAACCGATGCACCCGCAAGAGGCTGGACCGCTTCCGTCCCCTCCGTGGCGTCCGGACAATATCTCTGGATGAGATGGGGAAAGATCGTCCCGCCCGCTACCTATCCCGCCTCATGGGACGGAACGGCACGTGTCACCGGCGAGAAGGGCGAACAGGGACAGCAGGGAATCCAGGGCATACAGGGGGAGAAAGGGGAACATGGACTGGAGGGACCTCCCGGCAGCAACGGACAAACCACTTATTTTCATATCAAGTATTCCTACAGTGCCGATGGCAACCCCATGACGGAGGACTCCTCTGCCCCTTACATCGGCACCTATGTGGATTATAATCCTACGGACAGCAGCTATTATTTCTATTACACATGGAGACGCTTTCAGGGCCTTCAGGGTGACAAGGGGGAACAGGGAATATCCGGAATGAACGGTGATGACGGATTGACGTATTACACCCATATCAAATATTCCGATGACGGCGGAAGGACTTTCACTTCCAACAACGGAGAGACATCGGGAAGTTACATCGGTTTCTGTGTGGACCTGAATGTGAACGATCCCTCGTATGTGGGGGCTTACAAATGGAGTAAAATCAAGGGAGATGACGGACAGGACGGACAGGACGCCAACCTGCTGGACTGGGTGGAGGAATGGAACGGGACGAAGACAACCGTCAACGGAACGAGTGTACTTTCTCCCAAAGCCTACTTCGGCACCGTCAGCGGAGGAAAACTCTCTACCGGTGTGCTGCTGGGTAATAATGTGTACGAAAGCGGGAAGGCGGGAATATACGGGTTCAGCGGCGGGAACCTGGTGTTCAAGCTCAACAGTGCCGGTGAGAATACCATAGGCGCATTCAATATAACCACGCAAGGGCTGGAGAACAACGCCACCCCTACCGCATATGTGGTCATAGGCAAGGACGGAGGAAAGTTCTTCCGGGTAAACCGGGACTCGGACTGCATGTGTGCCATACGGGGGGACAGTATCACCGCACTGCGGGTGTCCGGTTACGGCAACTATTCCACGGCGGTCAGCGTCACCGCGCAGGCGGGGACCGGCACTTATGCGATAAAGTCTGCGGGAAACGTGGAGCTTATAGCCCGAAATACAGAAGTAATCAAGGTGAACGGACTGTGTGTCAAGGTACGTACCCTGACAGGGTCAGGCAGCGTCGAGACCAGCGATGACTTTATCAGGATAAGCACTGCCTCCGACATTACCGTATCTCTCCCTACGGGAACTGCATGTACCGGCAAAATCATATATATGAAGCAGATATCGACCGGCAACTATACCGTGACGGGAGGCATCAGGCGCAGCGACCAGAGAAGTACGGAAAGCAGCTATAAATTCACGGACAACAAGATGCGCGGATTCATTTTCGACGGCAGCTACTGGAACGAACTATACATGTCAACTTAATAAACAAATGAAAATGGCAACAGACAGACAAACATTATCCATAAAGGACTTCACGCAGAAGTCTGCCGCTGCGAAACTGGACCGCATCCTCATGACCAACAGTCTGAATGCGCACTCAGATGCAGCCATCAGTGTACAGGATTTCTGTTCAAGCGTTATCCGCCCGCTGATAGAATCCCTGTCCTTGAACTATTCCGTGCTGACACCATCGGAATATGACGCGCTAGAGACGAAGGGTGCAGGAACATTTTATATCCTCAAGGAGCAAGGCAGGATTATCCGCACCTATATCGGGCAGAACCCGCTGACGGATGGGGAAACCTTCCTGCGTATCGTCGATGACTTCTGGCAGGTGTCCTATGACGGCGGGATTACATACGCCCATGTGCTGGACAACAATGGCATGAAGGTTTCAGCCAAGGGTGACAAGGTGATGCTCAGACTCACCGAAACCGGTATAGAATACAGGTATGAAAGCGAACCCGACACGAAGTATCGCGAACTGGTGTCGCTGGACAAGTTGAAGCTGAAGTTCACCGACCTGACTGTAGCCCAGAAGGAAGAGATACGCGGAAAGAACATATACCTGCAGAAGGGCGATACGCACATCCGGTGGCGTATCGGAGAGGATGGCCAATGGACGGACCTTGTTGCCCTGGCAGAACTGAAGGGTGACAAGGGGGATGCCGCTGTCCTCCGGCGGAACGATGACTACATACAGACAAAGAATGAAGGTGGTGTATGGGAGGATCTCTATAATATCCGCGAAGTTGCAGGAGCAGTGGAGATAGTCAACGAGCCGGGTGAGAGGACAGACGCGGCGGTATCCCAAAAACTGCTTACGGACTCACTTGCGGGGCTTTCGTCCTCACTTGGCGGATTGAGCAACGTGGACCCTGATGCGGACAACGAACCTGCCGAAACACGGCTCCTGGTACAGAAATACGGAAGTAAGACTTGGGACTTTTTTCCGTTCTCCAAATTGCCATCCGGTGGGGGCGGCGGAGAAGGTGGCGGGGCGACCACGCTGGGGGGACTGACCAATGTGTTGTCTGATGTGGACCTGACGCTTGATGACGACTTTGTGCTGGTGAAGATGGCAGGTATGGATATGTGGACCATGCGCAAGATGAGCGAGTTCGGCAGTGCCGGAGGCGGTGGCGGTGAAGGTGGAATCATGTACAACCTGTATATCCGGAATAATATGGAGTCACTCGGTTTTGCAACACAATATGGTGAGGAGTGCGTGATAGACTTCACTTTCGTGTCCCAATACCGTGAAACTTCCAACAAGCCTTACAAGCCTACCGGGGAAATGGGATTGTGTACCATCATGATTAAGAACGCCAAGTATACTGACTTCACCGTCATCAGGCAGATGGAAGTCTCTTCGGGGGTATCCATCCGGCAGGAGATATCAGAGTTCTTGTCCGCAGGAAGTAACAGCGTAAAGATTACCGTCAAGGGGGAGAATACGGATAAGACCACCGCCCCCGTGACCTATACCGTACAGCTCACCTCCCTGGGGGTCAGCGCACCGAATTTCGCCTGGTGGACGGCCTTCGCCGGAGACATCACCATCCCGATGATGATCAGCGGCAATGTCAGCAAGATGCTGCACGTCACCGTTACCGGCAAGGATTACAACCAGACTTATGACGTGTCCCTCGGCACGGCCATCTATACCGACACACCTTATAATTACGTCATCCCCCATCCGGGAGCGACAGGCATATATAACATATCGTTCTACCTCTCCAACTCGGACAACACCCTGCAGACCAGGGCCGTGTCCGTCAATGTGATGTGCACCGCCACCGCCGGGGAGTCGGTGAAGCTGATGTGCGTGAACAATGTGGCCGGCCTGCTCACCAACTGGCAGGACAATACCGTGTTCGACTACGCTGTCTACGACGGGCAGGCGGCAACTACCGATGTGCTGTTCTCTATCACAAGGGACGGTGAGGAGGTGTACAGCTCCGAGAACAACGCCATCCCCACCAATGCCAGACAGACGCTGACCTATCCCATGGAGGTGGAGACGGACGATGACGCTGATTTCCATGTACGGGTGAGCGCCACCGGAAGCGATGGCGGCGATGGTGGAACCATCCCCCTTATCGATCCGATCACCCTCCCGGTCAATAACTCGCTAGGATATTCGGCCACAGCCGGAGCGGTGTTCTATCTTAATCCGCGCACACGCGGCAACTCACAGACCAACCACGAGAGCATCATCAACGAGGCGGACAAGACAGTGGTGCCGGTGGAATGGAACAACTTCAACTGGGGCAACGACGGCTGGACGGCAGACGGCGACGGAGTGAAGGCGCTGAAAATCTTCGCCCGCAGCAAGGCTGTCATAGACTACCGGCCCTTTGCCACGGAAGCGGCCCGGAAGGGTAAGACGGTAGAGATAGACTTCCGGGTGGAGAATGCCTCGGACACATCGAAGGACATTATCACCATTGCCGGGGGGAACGTAGGCCTGCGCGTGTCGGGCGAGAACGTGTCCTTCTTCTCACAATCGAGGCATGAGAGCAGCACGCAGGATGTCCCCATTGACAACGGCGTGCGTATCCGCCTCACCGTGGTGGTGATGCCGGACGCGTATGGAAATGCGGGATTCAACCTGGTTGCCATTTACATCAACGGAAGGAAGAACCGCCAGTATGCCTACGAGAACAATGACTATTTCCGCAATGACGGACAGATCGTGCTGGGCAACGATTACGCCAACCTGTATCTGTACGGATTGCGCGTGTACGATGCCGCCCTCACCTCCGAGGCGGTGCAGAAGAATTACATCAACCAGCTCGTGACGACCGATGAGAAACAGGCGGAGAAGAGTGTCAACGAGGTGCTGGACGGCGAAGGGGTGAACATTGACTTCAATGCCACCCGGCTGTTATATAATGTATTTTTAATCGACAAGCGGTTCCCCAGCCTGATGAACCCCTCCGGTGTGGCAGGTAACCTGAAAGTCTACTTCAAGGACAAGCCGGAAAGGAACTTCACGCTGACCAACCTGTTGGTGGAGGGTCAGGGAACGTCTTCTAAGAAGTATCTGGAATGGAATATCCGCTTCAAGCTGAAAGGCTTAAAAGATGCCGACGGCAACAAGATAGCCTCCATAGCCACCTACGCTGACGGAACCACGGACAAGAACAAGGTGCTGATGTTTGACGGAGTGCCGAAGTCCGGCCGCCTCACCGCCAAAAAGAACTGGGCCAGCTCCATGCAGGACCACAAGGCGGGCAGCGTGGACGCCTACGACTCCCTGTACAAGGAAATGGGCATGAGGAACGAGGCGATGACCGCCGACCCTCAGATACGCGTGGCGGTCTATCAGGAACCGTTCATCGGATTCTCCAAGTCCGTGAACGAGGAAGGGCAGGACGTGTACACCTGCATGGGTGAGTTCACCTTCGGTCCGGACAAGGGGGATGACCTCTGCTTCGGCTATGACACTTCCGCCTTCCCGGAACTATTGTCTGTGGAAGGCTCGGACAATGCCCCGCTGGGCGCACTCTTCCGTGTGCCCTGGAACCGCAACAAGTCCTATTGGGCGTACAATCCCGATGAGGAAGCCTTTCAGTATAACGACACCAACTGCTGGGACTTCGATGCCGGGGAACTGAATGCCGATGAGACCGAACCGCTCTCGGCGCAGAGATGGATAGACGCCTACAATGCCGTGTACCTGTGCAGCAACCGCATCCGCCCCTTTACCGGCACATTGGCCGAACTGAATGCCGCCGTGGCGGAATACCGCAGCACGGGATATGAGTACTGGATAGCGAAAGCCGGGGATGCCGACTTGTATCATCTTTATTACTTTGAGGCGGCGGAAAGCCGGTTCATTCCTTCGGATACCGGTGCCGGGCCGATCAATCTTCAAACACAGCTCAAAGATTATTTGAACGATGATTTATCAGCATTCACGGCAGAGCAGTTGAACGAACTGTTCATCAACGCCCGCAAGCAGCTGTTCCGGGCCACTGTCCCTGCCCTGTTCGATATGGACGATACGGTATTCCATTACTGCTTCACTGAGTTCACCGCCGGGACGGACCAGCGGGCGAAAAACACCTATCCCTATAACTTCTGCACCGCAGGCAGCAAATGGCGCTGGCGCCTGGACGATGCCGACACCATCTTCCCCATAGACAACCAGGGGCAGGACCGTAAGCCGTATCATTGCGAAATGCACGACACATACAGCAATGGTCAGCCGATATGGAACGGAGAAACCTCGGTGTTCTGGAACATGCTGGAACTGGCGTTCAGTGCAGAGATCACGGCCGGCATGAGGAAGATGCTCTCCGCCATGGAAAGTTTGTGCGGACAGTCATCGGGCACACCCTACGATAAGGTATATGCCTTTTATAAGAAGTATTACCTAGGCGTGAAGAATTATTTCCCCGCCACGCTGGTCAATGCCGACGCGAAACGCTACGAGATAGCCAAGATAGCTTACAACAACGGCTCTTACACGAACGATACCGACCCCATCACGCAGTCGCATGGCGACTTTTACAGTGCCGAAACCGCCTGGGTGAAGAAACGCATCATGTACATCATGTCGAAGTACAACTACGGTCTGTTCAGCGCTGACGGCACGGACACCGTCATCGTGCGTGCCGCCGGTGACCTGATTGACTACGAGATAACCCCCGCATTCGACATGTACCCGGCTATTGCCAACGGTACCTCCATCGTACAGGGCGCGCGTACCAAAGCCGGACAGGTGTGCCGGATGACTATCGACCTGGGCGGCTCCGCCGACCAGCAGAATGCCATACAGGCCGCTTCATGGCTGCTAAGCATCGGTGACTGGCACAACAAGAACGTCAGCGGCACCATGGTGGTCCGTGGCAGACGTCTGACGGAACTTATACTGGGCAGCAAGACCGAAAGCGTCACCATTTCCATCACCGGCCTTACCCTTGCCGACTGCGGCAGCATGCAGCGGGTACTGTTGTCCAACATCTCCACCCTGCAAGGCACGCTCAACCTTAGCGCGCTGGAGAACATCCGCGAGGTATATGCCGACGGTACGTCCCTCTCGCAGCTCAAACTTCCCGAAGGCGGCGGACTGGAACGGATAGAATACCCTGCCGGGAACAGGTATCTTACGCTCCGCAACTTCCCTGTCCTGACGGCCCGGAACGTCATCATAGACCAGTGTGCATCTGTCATTACCGACTTCTTCATCACCGGATGCCCCATGCTGAACCCCATGGATGTGCTGGTGACCATTCTTAACGCGCAGGCATCGCAAGGAATCGGCCATGCCCTGAAGCGTATCCGTGCGGTAGGCTTCGACTCCACTTACACCGACACCGGCTCTCAAGTGCTGGATATGCTGGGCTCATTGACGGACGGTACTTACGAGGGCCTTAACGCCGACGGTCTTGCCGGAGAAGACCCTTACCCTGTCTTGGACGGCAAAATCACTGTCCGGGCAAATGCTTACGAAGACACTGTGAACGCACTCCGTGAAAGGTTCACCAAACTGACGCTGGTCATAGACGGTGCATGGTACATTCGCTTTGCCGACAAAGTCGTGCAAAATATAGTTGCGGCAAACTGGGGGGACGGAGCCGGAATCACCAAGGAACAGGCAGCCAAGGTAACCACCTTGGGGAATAAGTTCCAGGGGAACTCGGAAATCACTTCCTTTGACGAGTTTGAATACTTTACAGGAATAAATCCCCTTAAATTCGAAGCCTTATTCTATCAATGTACGACTTTAAGTAGTATTAGACTTCCAAAATCTATCGCCACTATTGGGAAACAGTGTTTTGTTTATTGTGTCCAACTGAAGGATACTGGTGATATAAAACACTTAGAAATAATCTTAGATAATGGGTATCGCGGAACGGCACTGCAAGGGAATATAGATATTTCAGGATGTAAAAATATTGGTTATGGTGCATTTTGGAACTGCAAAAAGATTACTGAGTTTTCCTTCTCCAAATCATTGACAGAAATTGGTTCAAATGCTTTTTTGAATTGTACGAGCCTTAAAACCATAAACATACCTAATGGCATAGCCAAAATTGAAGAACAGTTATGCAGAGGATGCTCAAGCTTAGAAACCGTTACCATTCCAAACTCTGTAACGTATATAAGGAGATATGCTTTTAGAGACTGTGTCCAACTACAGTTTGTACGATGCGAAGCTGCTACACCACCAACTATAGAATATGATGTATTCTACAATACAAACAATTGCCCTATTTATGTTCCAACCGGTTCCATTACAACTTACAAGTCTGCAACCAACTGGAGCAATTACGCATCCCGAATCCAAGCAATCCCTGATTAAAAACACAAGAGGTTAAAGTTTATCGCTTTTTGATTTGTGTTAACAGATATTTATAAATCGCAAAATGATTTGAAAAAGTACTTCATTTCGTTTTGCGGTTTATATAACTAAGCCGAAACAATACAGAGAACTTAAATAAACTAAAAACACCCAATTTTACATTGTAGGGTGTAAAACTGGGTGTAATTCTTGTAAACTATTGATTTTCAATGTTTATTGCGGAGAGACAGGGATTC